ATGGACATGCTGCGGCGTTTTCCGCTGGCGGGAAAAGCTCTGGATGTGCCGCAAGGCGTGCGGCGGTTTTCAGCGCCACCCTATGTCATAGACTATGAAGTGGTGGACGGAATTCTCGGCATTCTGATTGTTCGCCATGCGCGTCAGAGCGACCCGGACATTGCCACTGATACGACCGGCGATTTCGAAAATATCTGATTGTTTTCCAGGAATTGAAACGGCAGCCGGATTCTGTTTGCCGGCGTGTTGAATCACGGCATGAAGCTGCGGATTCAAACTCTTAATACGAGGCCGCAAGCGATTCAAAAGATTCAGGGAATGTCTGCGCTGACGCAGCGTCAGGCCGCGCATCACCTTGCGTCAGCTGGCTGCGGCGGGGTGAGGGCATTGTGATTCCGATCATAGCATCAAGGACTTAACAAATGGCTGATTTTGGCAATGACCCAAGCCTTTGGGCTGCCAAGGGGATCGGTGCTGCGGCCGGGGCTGCGGTCTCGTTGATCTACATGCTGCCGCAGAGCAGGCGCGAGGCTGCCTCGCGCTTCTTCACCGGCCTGTCCTGCGGCCTGGTCTTCGGCGGACCGGCCGGGCTCTGGATCGTTGCCAAGCTCGATATTGCCGGCAGCCTTTCAGGCGCGGAGGTGATGCTGACGGGTTCGGCGGCGTCGAGCCTTGTGGCCTGGTGGGTGCTGGGGGTTGCGGTGCGGTTGGCGGAGAGGTGGGAGTAGTCGGTAGGCAGTAGGCAGTAGGCAGTAGGCAGTAGTGAATAGATGATCAGTCGCGATTGCCCCGATTGCTAGCCATTGCTGGCTATTGCCTACTGCCTATTGGCTTCCGCCCCCCTTTTCAAACTTGGAGAAAAACCATGACGACCGACAGGATGCCTGTCTGGCGAACGCAGAAGTTTGCCAATCTGACTTTGTCCGGGGTGACCGGGGAGGGGCGGTTGTCCGGGTATGCGAGCATTTTCGGCGAGGTCGATCTCGGCAAGGATGCGATCGCGCCCGGCGCTTTCCAGCAATCGCTGGCGCGGCGCGGCGCGTCCGGCGTGCGGATGCTGTTTCAGCATGATCCGGCTGAGCCGCTGGGGGCCTGGAAGACCATTCGCGAAGATGCGCGCGGGCTCTTTGTCGAGGGTCTTTTATCGCCGGGGGTCGCGCGCGCCCAGGAAGTGCACATGCTGATGAAGGCGGGTGCGCTCGATGGGCTGTCGATCGGCTTCCAGACCGTCAAGGCAAGGACCGACGGCAAGACCGGCGTGCGCCGCATTCTGGAGGCCGATCTCTGGGAAATCTCGATCGTCACCTTTCCGATGCTGCCATCGGCGCGGGTTTCGAACGTCAAGAATGCGCGGTTCTTCCGCGATACCGAAACGGAGCTCGTGCGCACGATGCGGCGGGCGGCCCGGATGATGAAGCTCTCTGACAAAAGGATATGAGGGATGACTGAGATGATCAGCGTGGCACCCGAAATCAAGACTGCGCCGGACACCATGACGGCGGCATTCGAGGATTTCATGGGCGCCTTCGAGGCATTCAAGGAAACCAACGACCGGCGGCTGGGGGAGCTGGAAAGCAAGCTGACGGCCGATGTCGTGACCCGCGACAAGATGGACCGCATCGCGCGCACGATGGACGAGCAGAAGCGCGTCATCGACCAGCTGGCGCTGAAGAAGGCGCGCCCGGCGCTGGGACGCAGCGGCGAAGCAAGCCTGGAGACGATGGAGCACAAGGCGGCATTCGAAAGCTATATCCGCCGTGGCGACGAGCAGGCGCTGCGCGAACTGGAGGCCAAGGCGTTTTCGATCGGTTCGGCGAGCGACGGCGGCTATCTGGTGCCCAACGAGACCGACACGGAAATCGGCCGCAGGCTCTCGGTCGTCTCGCCGATCCGCGCGATGGCGACGGTCCGGCAGGTGTCCGGGGCGGTTCTGAAGAAGCCGTTTGCGCTGTCGGGCATGGCGACGGGCTGGGTCTCGGAAACCGCCGCGCGGCCGCAGACCACAACGCCGCAGCTGGCCGAGCTCTCCTTTCCGACCATGGAACTCTATGCCATGCCGGCGGCGACGGCCGCCCTGCTCGACGACGCGGCCGTCGATATCGAGAACTGGATCGCCTCAGAGGTCGATATCGCTTTTGGCGAGCAGGACGGCCTTCGTTTCCGGCGACGGCACCAACAAGCCGAAGGGCTTCTTAAGCTATACCAATGTCGATGAGGCGAGCTGGAGCTGGGGCAATATCGGCTATATCGCCACCGGTGCCGCCGGTGCGTTCCAGACGAGCGGGCCATCCGACACGCTGATCGACGCGATTTATGCGCTGAAGGCCGGCCACCGGCAGAACGCCGCCTTCGTGATGAACCGCAGGACGCAGGCCGAGATCCGCAAGTTCAAGGATGCCGACGGCAACTATCTGTGGCGCCCGCCGGTGGCGGCAGGGGAGCAGGCCTCGCTGATGGGCTTTCCGATTGCCGAGGCTGAGGACATGCCGGATATCGGCGCAAACAGCACCGCAATCGCCTTCGGCAATTTTGCCGCCGGCTATCTCGTCGTCGACCGCACCGGCGTGCGGGTGCTGCGCGATCCCTATTCTGCCAAGCCCTATGTGCTGTTCTACACCACCAAGCGGGTGGGCGGGGGCGTGCAAAATTTCGAGGCTATCAAGCTGATTAAATTCGCTGCATCTTGAATGTAGCGCCGGGCCGCCCTTTTTTTGAAAGGACGGCACCCATTCGCGCCGCGGTCTTCCCTGCCGCAGTCGCGCGAGGGTGGACGCAGCTCCCCTCCCGCTGCGTCCACCCAATCCAATTGCCCTGCACTTATCGCGCTCACCGCATTTCATCGGAGAATTCCATGACCATCACCGAAACGGCGCCGCCGTTTGGCGAGCCGCTGACGCTTGCCGAGACGAAGGCGCATCTGCGCGTCGAAACAAATGCCGAGGATGCGCTGATCACCGCGCTGATCCGCACCGTGCGCGAGCATCTGGAGCGGCAGACAGGGCTTTCACTTTTGACGCGAAGCTTCCGGCTCTATCTCGACGACTGGCCGCCGGCACGGGTGATTCAGATTGGCAGGGGGCCGGTTCAAACGATTGAAGCGGTTACGGTTTATGATGCCGGCGGGACGCCTGCTGATATCGATAGCACCGGTTTCGTGCTGGACGGACAGGCGCGTCCGGCGCGGCTGATCCTGCCGCAGCATCCGCAGCCGGGACAGGCGATCAACGGCATCGAGATCGATCTTACGGCTGGTTTCGGAACAACGGGTGCGGATGTGCCGGATACGCTGAAACGGGCGATGCTGTTGCATGCGGCGCTGCTCTACGAGTTTCGCGGCGCGGTCTCGCCCGGTGACCAGCCGGCGGCGGTGCCTGCCGGTTACGACCGGCTGATCGCACCCTTTTGCCGGCGGGGGCTTTGAGCATGGCTGCGGTCGATCCCGGACAACTTTCGGACCGGCTGGACCTGGAGATGCGCGACGACGCCAGCGACGGCCAGGGCGGCATTGTTGCAGGTTTTGCGCTGGTGACCTCGCTCTGGGCGCGGGTCGAGCCTGTTTCGGTCACACACGAAGAGCAGGCGGATGCGGCGGTCTTTACCGTCACGCATCGGATTTCCATCCGGTTTCGCGCGGATCTGCAGGCCGGTATGCGGTTTTGCAAGGGTGCACGGGTTTTCACGATCCAGGCCTTTCATGATCCCGACGAAACGCGCCGCTATCTGGTCTGCCGTTGCACGGAGGAGGGTCGATGAGTGCTGCAAGCGCTGTCCAGAAGGCGATTTTCCTCAAGCTTTCCGGTGATGCTGCTCTGACGTCCTTGATCGGGCCGGGCGGTGTTCACGATCACCTGCAGGCACGATCGCACCGGCCGTGTATCTCCATTGCCGGGATCGAAAGCCTGGATGCATCGACGGCAAGCGAGGCGGGCGAAGAACATCTGATCACGCTGCACGTGCTGACCGGCGAAGGCGGAGGCCGCACGGCGGAACAGATTGCCGCGCGGGTCCGGGCTTTGCTGTACGATGCGCCGCTCGTTTTGAGCGGGGTTGCGCTGGTCAGCATCCTGCATCGGCGCACGAAGATCAGTCGCGATGCCAAGGCCAAGGGGCATGTGGCGGAAATGGTGTTCCGGGCCGTGACGGAGTAACGACGCTGGGACGGCACCTGTCCAAGCCATATACAGAACCAGATGAGTTCGTATTTACAATGTGTGTACAGATTGATATAAGGCAAATGCAGTGTTTAAGGCCTTCGTTAACGGATAATACTAAGGCGAGTCATCCTTTGGATGATATTCAGGATGATTTTCAAATGTCCTCTGCCAAAAAAGATGAAACTATCAATCTTCGTATGGATGCAAAGACGCGTGATGTGATTTCGCGCGCCGCCGCTGTGGCCGGTAAATCCGTGACGTCCTTTATGACGGAGGCTGCCTATTCGTCCGCACAAAGGGAATTGCTGGATCAGCGCTTTGTCGGCGTCGATGCCACGGTTTTCGATGCGGTCGAGACATTGCTGTCGGAGCCTGCACGGGCAAATCCGAGGCTCGTTGAACTCTTTCGGTCAAACCGTGCATGGATTGACTGAGGCGGGATGTTTCGGAAACCAGCGCCGCTTGGCGATCATCACCGGATAGACGCTTTCGATAGCGGTAAGCCATCGTTGGACGCTTTCCTCAAGGATATGGCGCTTTACAATCAGCACCAGGGTTACAGCCGGACATTCGTCATCGCCGACGCTGACTATCGTGTTGCTGGTTACCACTCGCTGTGTGCGGGTATCATCAGCCGGGACAATGCGCCCAGACAGGTCAAGGGTCATCAGGCTCCAAAGGACATTCCGGTTGCCTTGCTGGCGCGCCTGGCGGTCGATCGCCGATATCAAAAGCAGGGTCTCGGTTTGGCCTTGCTGAAGAATGCCCTTCTGGCGGTGCTATCCACGTCGGAAAGCGTGGCATTTCGCGCCGTCATGGTTCATGCGCTGGATGACGAGGCGGAAGCTTTTTACGCCAGATTTGGTTTTCGCGCGGCGAAAGGGCTGGAGCGGACCTTGCTCCTGCCAACCAAGGATATTGCGGCGTCTTTACAAGCCGCGATGTGACATTCGACTTCAATTTTTAAATCTGAAACGGCGTCCTTCCGGGCGCCTTTTTGTTGTGCGGAAGGATGAAGGCATGGTGGCGCAGAAGGGGAAGGATCTTCTTTTGAAGATCGACAATGGCGGCTCTTATCTGACGGTGGCGGGGTTGCGCTCGAAACGGCTGGCGTTCAACGCCGAGACGGTGGACGCGACAGACGCGGAATCGGCGGGGCGATGGCGTGAGCTGCTTGGCGGCGCGGGCGTGCAGCGGGCATCGGTCTCGGGTGCCGGAATCTTCAAGGATCAGAACTCGGATGCGCTGGTGCGCGCGGCGTTCTTTAACGGCGCCATCTTGAACTGGCAGATCGTCATTCCCGATTTCGGCACGCTGACGGGTCCGTTTCAGGTGACGGCGCTCGAATATTCCGGCCAGTATAATGGCGAAATCCTGTTCGAGACGGCACTGGAATCGGCCGGTGCCCTTAACTTTGCGGCATTGTGATGAGTGCGCGTGGCGGCCGGGCGAACCGGCACCGGGGCGAGGTGGAGGCGGTCATCGGCGGTGAGCGGCGCATTCTTTGCTTGACGCTCGGCAGCCTGGCCGAACTCGAGACGGCGTTTGCGGCCGACAATCTGATGGAGCTGGCGGCGCGCTTTTCGGCCGGGCGGCTGAAGGCTGGCGACATGATCCGCATCTTGAGCGCCGGCCTTCGCGGCGGCGGCAACCTGGTATCGGACGAGGATGTTGCCGTCATGAGTATCGATGGTGGTCTTGCCGGGCTGGCGCGGCTGACCGGCGAGCTGTTGGCGGTGACTTTCGGTGGCGCGGAGGATGCCGCAAACCCTTGAATGCCGCAGCGGGCAATGGGCTGCCGTCGCCGTTTCCCTGGGAAGCGGTGATGCATGCCGGACTGTGCCTGCTGCGGCTTCCGGCGCCCGTCTTCTGGTCGATGACGCCGCGTGAGATGCAGGCGGCTTTGGGCGGATTGAAGCCTGCTGCGCCGGTTCCGGGCCGATCGGGACTGGAGATGCTGATGGCGGCGTTTCCCGACTGAGACGGTGGATATTTTTTTCAAGGAGATGATGATGGACGGTGATGGGATCGGGTTCTCGGGGGCGGCCGAGGATGCGGATGCGTTGAAGGATGTGCTCGACGATCTGGAACGGCGCTCGCACGCGTTCGGCGCCGCACTGACGGGGGCTCTAGCTTCGGCGACGCGCGGCGGCAAGGGGCTGGAGGATGTCTTGCGCGGCGCCGGATTGCGGCTGACGGAGATCGCGCTATCGGCGGGGTTGAAGCCGCTGGAAGGGCTGCTCGGTTCGGCGATTTCGGGGCTTGCGGGAAGCCTGAGTGGGGCCACTGCCTTTGCCAATGGCGGCGTGCCGGGCCGGGTGACGCCGTTTGCCGCCGGCGGCGTCGTCTCCGCGCCGACCTATTTTCCGATGGATGGACAGATGGGGCTGATGGGCGAGGCCGGATCGGAGGCGATCCTGCCCTTGAAGCGCGGCTCCGACGGCTCGCTGGGCGTGGCATCTTCCGGCGGCGGTGCGGCGATGAACGTCGTCTTCAACGTGACGGCGCCGGATGCGCAGAGCTTTCGAAAGTCGGAGGGGCAGATTGCGGCGATGCTGACGCGCACGGTGGGGCGCGGGCGGCGGGGGATGTGAGGGGGAGGGTCGGAGCGGCGCTTTGGGGTGGGGTGATCTGCAGCATGAGGAATTGACGATTGTGTTCGCGGTGGGTCACCCCCACCCGCCGCTTTGCGGCGACCTCCCCCCTCAAGGGGGAGGTGGGAGGTCCATAATGACCGAAGGCCCGCGATCTCAGCGGGCCTTGTCACATTCGGTTGGCTTTGGCGGCCTATTTGTGGATGGCTGTCATGGCCTTTTGCATGGAGGCCATGCACTCGTCCATTTTGCCGGCCTGCATGGCCATGCTGGCGTCGCCGATGGCGGCCATGACTTCGGTTCTGTGTTCCTGCTTGACGGTTTCGGCTTCGGATTTGAGTTTCGTCATGCCGGCGTCGTCGCATGTCACAGTCATGTTCTGTGCGTAAGCGGAGGTCGAAAGGGCCACAATGGTGGCGCCTGCGATAAGAACGGAGCGGATCATCGGGATTTCCTCACTTTGAGTTTATTTTTGCTGTTTGCACGTCTTCAACCAGCTCGATGTGCTCAAGTTCCCTCGTTCTGAAAAAAATGATTTCCGGCGCAAAAGGCTGGAATATTGGATGATAGGACGGCTGGAACTCACGGATATGTCTGCAAATCCGGGTTGGTCTGCGCCTATAGTTGTGCCTGTGGAGCTTGCGTGTCCGATTTTTCCGGAAGCGGCCTCCCGTCCTTTGCCACGTGTGCGCAGAGGGGCGACTGGATGATGCTGTGCAGGAGTACCTTCTGGATCGAAGACAGGCTCCGGAATTAACGGGTTCATTCCGTCCCTTGCGGGCGAAATTGCCGGTGCGGGGGATAAGCATCTGACGGCATGGAGCGGTCTCTGAAGATCCGCTGCCAACCGATTCAACAGACAACGGAAAATATCATGGCAACAGGATTTCACGAGGTCCGGTTTCCCTTGCGCCTGGCATTGGGGACGAGCGGGGGGCCGGTGCGGCGCACGGATATTGTCAGCCTTTCGAACGGGCGGGAAAACCGCAACCGGCGCTGGCGCGATGCGCGCAGGCACTATGATGCGGGCTCGGGGATCAAGTCGATCGGCGATCTCTATGCGGTGCTGGAATTTTTCGAGGCGCGGGCGGGGCAGCTTTACGGGTTCCGGTTTCGTGATCCGCTGGATTTCAAATCCTGCGCGCCGGGTGGTGCGGTCTCAGGGCATGACCAGGTGATCGGTGCCGGTGATGGCGTGAGCGCAGTTTTTCAGTTGGTGAAGACCTATGGCGATGCCGGTGGTGTGACGGTGCGCGAGATCGCCAAGCCGGTTTTGGGGACGGTTTTGGTGTCGGTCGGCGGTGTTTTGGCAGCGCCTGCCGATTTTACGGTGGATGCGGCGAGCGGCCGGGTGACGTTTCTGGCGTCGAAAATTCCGGCTGATGGGGCTGCGGTGAAAGCCGGGTTCGAATTCGATGTGCCGGTGCGGTTCGATACCGACCGGATCGATGTGGATCTGGGGCAGTTTCAGGCCGGGCGCATTCCGACCATTCCTCTGGTGGAGATCAAGCCATGAGAACGCTTTCTGCAGCGCTTGCCGGACATCTGAGCGGCGACGCGACGACCATGTGCCATTGCTGGCGGGTGACGCGGCGCGACGGGACGGTGCTCGGCTTTACCGAGCATGATCATGATCTCACCTTCGACGGCATCGGTTTTTCGGCAGCGAGCGGCTTTCAGGCGGCCGACAGCGAGGTGGCCAGCGGGCTTTCGGTTGAGGCGGGCGAGATCGCCGGCGGTTTTTCCAGCATTGCGATCAGCGAGGCGGATGTGATCGCCGGACGGTATGACGGCGCGACGGTCGAGGTGTTCCAGGTGAACTGGCAGGCGCCGGACCAGCGCACTCTGCTGCGGGTGCAGGAAATCGGCGATGTCGTGGCGGCAGGCGGCGCCTTTCGCGCCGAGCTGCGGCGTCTGACGCATCGGCTGGATCAGGTGCAGGGGCGGATTTACGGGCGGCGCTGCGACGCCGTGTTCGGTGACCGGCGGTGCAAGGTGGATGTCAGCAATCCGGCGTACCGGGGCAGCGGCACGATCGCGGCTGTTTTGGACGGGACGCGGATACGGGTGAGCGGGCTCGATGCGTCGGTGGCGGGTTTTTTCCGGTACGGCATGGCCACGTTCGTTGCCGGTGCCAATGCCGGGCATGTTGCCGATATCGAGGATCACCGCAGGGACGCTGACGGGGTGACGCTGTCGCTCTGGCTGCCGCCGCCTTTGCCGCTTGCGGCGGGAGATACGTTTGCGGTGACGGCGGGATGCGACAAGAGTTTTGCCACCTGTGGAACGGCGTTCGCGAACGCTGTGAATTTCCAGGGATTTCCGCATATGCCGGGGACGGATTTTGCCTTTGGCTATGCGGATGGCGATGCGGTGCATGATGGGCGGGTGTTGTATGAGTGAGCGGGGTGTGAGTGGGGGGGTGGATGGTTCGGAACGTGTGGACCCCCTCATCCGGCCCTTCGGGCCACCTTCTCCCCGTGGGGGAGAAGGGGAAGACGGGGCTGCCCGTGGGGGAGAAGGGGAGGATGGGGCTGCCCGTGGGGAGGAAGAGGGAGACCGGGGGAATGCTTTTGCAAGCCGGATCGTGTCGGTGGCGCGGAGTTGGATTGGGACGCCGTATCGGCATCAGGCGAGCCTGAAGGGGGTCGGTTGCGATTGTCTGGGGCTGGTGCGCGGGGTGTGGCGGGAGATCCATGGCGCGGAGCCGGAACTGCCGCCGGCCTATCAGCCGGACTGGGCGGAGAGAAGCGGCGAGGACCGGTTGCGTGAGGCGGCGCGGCGGTATTTCGGCGTGGAGCTGGCGGTGGCGCAGATGCGGCCGGGGGATTTGCTTTTGTTTTGCTGGCGGCCGGATCTGCCGGCCAAACATGCAGGGATTCTTTCAACCGGCGACCGGTTCATCCATGCCTATGAGCAGGCGGCGGTGATCGAATCGGCGCTGGTGCCCTCCTGGCGGCGGCGGATCGCCGGTGTGTTCCGTTTTCCGCAAAAGGTCTGACGATCATGGCAACCATTCTTCTGCAGGCGGCGGGCGCAGCGCTTGGCAGCGTGTTCGGACCGGTCGGCGCAGTGCTTGGCCGGGCGGCTGGCGCGCTGGCGGGTTCCGTCATCGACCGCTCGATCATCAATGGCACGCAAACGGTCTCCGGCGCCCGGCTGGGCGATGCGCGCATTCCCGGCGCCGAGGACGGCACGGCGATCACCCGCGCCTATGGCACGGTGCGCATCGGCGGTACGCTGATCTGGGCGACGCGGTTCGAGGAGGAGGTGCGGGTCGAGCGGCAGGGCGGCAAGGCAAGCGGGCCGCGCGTCGAGACGTTTCGCTACTATGCCAATTTTGCGCTGGGAATTTGCGAGGGGGAAATTGCCTGCGTGCGCCGCGTTTGGGCCGATGGGCGCGAGCTGGACCTCACCGGGATCGAGATGCGGGTCTATCGCGGCACGGGCAGTCAATTGCCCGATCCGCTGATCGAGGCGAAGCAGGGCGCGGGCAAGGCGCCGGCCTATCGCGGGCTCGCCTATGCCGTGTTCGAGCGGCTGCCGCTGGACAGCTACGGCAACCGGATACCGGTGATCCAGTTCGAGGTGCTGCGGCCGGTTGGCACGCTGGAAAAGCAAATCCGGGCGATCACGATCATTCCGGGTTCCAGCGAGCATGGCTATGATCCCCGCGTGGTGACCGAAGAGACAGGCGCCGGTTCGCGCCGGCTGATCAACCGTAATATTTTTCACGCCGGGTCCGACTGGCATGCCTCGATCGACGAATTGCAGGCCCTGTGCCCGAACCTTGAACGGGTGGCGCTGGTCGTCTCGTGGTTCGGAACGGATCTGCGGGCCGGCCAGTGCCGGATCATGCCGGGGGTGGAAACGGCGGTGCGGCGGGGCGAAAGCCGGCCCTGGTCGGTGTCGGGATTTTCACGCGGCGATGCAAGGCTGGTGAGCCGCAACGAGGGTGGCCCGGCGTATGGCGGCACGCCTGATGATGCTAGCGTCACCATGGCGATCGCCGATCTGAGAGCGCGCGGGCTGAAGGTCTATCTCTATCCCTTCGTGATGATGGACATTGCAGCCGGGAATACGCTGCCCAATCCCTATGGCGGCACGGGGCAACCCGTCTATCCCTGGCGGGGGCGCATTACTGCGCATCCGGCACCGGGCCGTCCAGGCAGTGCCGACAGGACGACGGCAACGCGCACGCAAGTGGCGGCGTTTTGCGGCGATGCCACAGAAGGCGATTTTTCGGTTTCGAGCACGTCGGTAAGATCACTCACCGAAGATGAGGGATATCGCCGGCTGGTGCTTCACTACGCGCTGCTGGCAAGGGCAGCGGGCGGGGTGGAGGGGTTTATCATCGGTTCCGAATTGCGCGGACTGACGCAGTTGCGCGATGGGACGGGGGCCTTTCCCTTTGTGGAAAAGCTGATCGGCCTTGCGGCCGATGTGCGGGGGATATTGGGAGGGACCACCAAGCTCACCTATGGGGCGGACTGGAGCGAATATTTCGGCTACCACCCGCCGGATGGGTCGGGCGACGTGTTCTACAATCTCGATCCGCTCTGGGCTTCGCCCGATATCGATGCGGTCGGGATCGACAATTACATGCCGCTCTCCGACTGGCGCGACGGCGACCTGACGCTCAGCAATCCCGACGGCTTCCGGCTGGCGGAGGATGCGGAGGCGATGCAGGCGATGATTTCGGCGGGCGAGGGCTACGACTGGTACTATGCCAGCCCGGAAGATCGCCGTGACCGGATCCGCACGCCGATCACCGACGGGATGGCGGGAAAGCCGTGGGTCTACCGCTACAAGGATATTGCCAACTGGTGGGGGCAGAGGCATCGCAACCGGATCGGCGGTGCCGAGCAGGCCGTTGCCACCGCCTGGACTGCGGGCGCCAAGCCCATCTGGTTTACCGAACTGGGTTGCCCGGCAATCGACAAGGGGGCGAACCAGCCGAACGTCTTTACCGACCCGAAATCGTCCGAATCGGCGGCGCCCTATGCGTCGAACGGTGCTCGCTGCGATGCCATGCAGCGCCGGTTCCTGCAGGCGCAGCACCGGTTCTGGCAGGGGGACGGTGCGCCCGCATGCGTCGATGCGGATCACATGTTCGTCTGGACCTGGGATGCGCGGCCGATGCCGGCCTTTCCGGAAAATACCGGGCTGTGGTCCGATAGCGCCAATTGGCAGACCGGGCACTGGGTGAATGGGCGGCTGGGCTCTGCGACAGCCGCCGAAGTGATTGCGGCAGTGCTTGCGGATCACGGATTTGAGGGCGGCGATGTCAGCGGCGTCAGCGGCGATCTCACCGGTTATGTGCAGTCGGAGCAGGCTTCGGCGCGCGATGTGCTGGAGCCGTTGATGGCGGCACTGCAGATCGATGCGGTGGAGGACGGCGGGACGCTACGGTTTCGCTCGCGGATGAAGCAGGCGTCGCAGCCGGGTGCGATTTCGGTGCTGGCGGATATCGACGGACAGGCGCTGTTTGTGGAGACGCGCGGGCATGACAGCGATTTCGGCAGCGAGGCCATTCTCGACCGGTTCGATCCGGAAAATGCCTATGAGCGGACAACGGCGCGGTCGCGCCGGGTATCGCCAGGCAATGAGCGGGTGCTGCGGCTGTCGTTGCCGGGGGTGATGTATGATGGCGCAGCTGCAAGCGCTGTCGAGGATGCGCTGCGCGATCATCAGGTCTCGCGCCGGAGCGTGCGCTTTTCGCTGTCGCCGGCAGCACTTGCGTTCGAGCCGGGCGATGTGGTTTCGTTCGAAGAGGGGCCTAAGGGTCCGTTTGTCATCAGCCGGATCGAGGACGGTGCCGCGCGCACGCTCGAGGCGCGGGCGTTTGTGGCGTCGGGTGGCGGGCGTGCGGTCCAGCCGTTAAAGCCGGTCAGCGCGCCGCGTGTTCCATCCGACGGGTTCTCGCCCGTCGTGCACCTGATGGATCTGCCGCAATACGAGACGGGCAATGCCAGCAGTTTTGCGCGGGCAGCAGTCTTTGCGCGGCCATGGCGCGCGGTGACGCTGCTGTCATCGGCAGTGGCGGAGGATTATCAGACGCGGGTGCGGCTTGGGCAGCCGGGGCAGACGGGGGTGCTTGCAGAACCGCTCGCAGCCGGCGTGACCGGCCGGTTTGATGCCGCGCGCGCGCTGACGCTGGATCTGCATTTCGGCGGATTGTCGTCTGTGGGGCGTCTGTCCGTTCTCAACGGGCGCAACCGCATCGCGGTGCTGTCGCTGGACGGTATCTGGGAAATCATCGGTTTTGAAAATGCGCAGGAAATTTCCGCCGGGCGCTGGCGGCTGACGAAACTGCTGCGCGCACTCAACGGGACGATGGACGCGATGCTGGCCGGTGCGGCTGCAGGCACCGCAGTGGTGGTTTTGAACGCCGCGGTTCGGCCGCTGGGGCTGAGCGCCGACGAGGCGGGGCGCGTGATCAACTGGATTGCCGAGGCAGCTGGACAGGCCGTTACACCGACCGGCCCCTTTGCCTTTGCCGGAGGCTTGCGGGCGGAGACGCCGGTGGCGCCGGTCCATCTGCGCGGGCGGCGTCTGGAAGGCGGCGCTATCCGAATCACCTGGATCCGCTGCGCCCGCCGCGACGCCGACCACTGGCTGGACGGCGATATCGCGCTCGATGAACCAGAGGAAAGATATCGCGTCGATATCTTCGACGGCGCCGTCATCAAGCGGTCCTTCGATGTGTCCGAACCGGTGCTGGACTACGGCGCCGGTTTGGTGATCGAGGATTTCGGCGGACCACAGGCAGCGCTGTCGGTACGCATCCGGCAGCGCGGGCAGAAGGTTGCATTCGGTGTTCCGGCGCAGGCTTTGCTTGAGCTTTAAAATTGCAATTTCCCTTTCAAATCACACGCAAATCAAGCCCTCGGACAAGGAGCGTAAAATGAACGATGTGAAGACCTGGTACATGTCGAAGACCATCTGGGGTGGCGTGGTTGCAATCCTGGCATCCTGCGCCAATCTTTTGGGACTGGAGATCGCGCCTGAGGATAAAACCGGCGCTGTGGATGGACTGACCGCGCTTTCGGCAGCGGTGGGTGGACTTGTAGCCATCTGGGGCCGGATTTCCGCCCGGTCTCGCTTGCGCTAGACATCGGGCGAAACCCGCTGTGCCGGGACATTCATTTGCCATTCAGACTGTATCGGTTATTAAAACTGCAACGATGCTTCCCAAGCCGTCCATCTTGTTTTCAATCCGAAAGTGCGTTCATGTCCTCACCCTTGATCATAGCAACGCTTGCAGCGGGCCTTTCCGGATTCGCGCCGCCGGCGATTGATGTGCCATCGATGGTTGTTGCCGTGGATGGCGATTGCGGCCAGGCGGCGGCCGAGGTGGTGGCCAAGACCGGCGGCGAGCTCCTGTCGGCGCAGCCGACGGGCGATGGAAAATGTGTCGTCACGGTGCTTATCCCCGGCAATGGCGGCCGCCCGAAAAAGGTGACGATGCGGGTGCCGATGTAG